CCATCCAGCGACACACTATAATCTGATCACTATTGGTGTGCTCATCACAATAGGGATGCTTCATAACCATGCACACTTCGCAATGAGTGCAGATGCAGATAGTTATGTGAGGCAGTGGTGTAGGTCATCAGCAGAAAACAAAAAGACCTGCATCAGTTATGGTGGAAACATGGACTACTAACCAACCTATATAATTTACAACCAAAGAGACCTTACGGGGTCTCTTTTTGTTTGGAGTTACCATGAACGTCTATGTAAATTTAAAACCAAATACTTACAATGGCGATACAGATCTATTGACAATTGAGGTTCCTGCAAGTTATACTGAGGAACTTCTACGGTATGTTAGACCTATCGCAGAACAAAAAAACGTAAACGAAGATCGTATCTTAAAAGAAATTATTAAGGCATCGGTTTTAGAAATTGAAAAGAGGAATTATGAACGTAAGGATCGTAAGACTAAGAGACGGTGAAGATGTCATCTGCGTCTTATATGAGGCAACAATGAAAAATGATCCAAAGACTGTTATTGGTTATCAATTAGAGAACCCATTCTGTATTTGGATGAAAGATGGTGTCGAACCAGCAGTCCCTGAGGATGAGGAACTCGAACCAGGCGAAGGTATGATTATGCAGATTACTGATCCAGAAATTGGATTCAATCCGTATGCACCGCTTTGTAAAGATGATCGCATTCTTATCAAGCTTGATGAGGTAGTTACAATCTACCAAACATATCCAGAAATTATTGAAAAGTACACCGAACTAATAGAGGCTAAAAATGGAAGAGGAGATGGACTTGGAGAACCAACCTACGTCCCTGCAGACCCAAGCAACCCCGATGACGAAGAATATCAAGGTCCTTCTACTACAGGGGAGACAGGAGTATCTGATCGGGAATCTGACGGAGATGGATGAGGAACCTGCTCTGCTTGTGGAAGGGTGTAGAGAAATCTTACCCGACGCAACTCTCAGACAGTTTCCAAGGTGGTCATTGCAACGTGATTTGTTCTTGACATCTGACGCGATCTTTACTATAGTGGATCCAAGCCCCGATCTACTTGAGATATACCTGGATTTATGAGTTCCTTCTACACCAACATACAACTCGCTGGTGACACAATTCTCTATAGAGGATATGAAAATGGGCAGAGGGTTGAGTATCGTGCAAACTACTCTCCTTCTCTCTATGTCCTCTCTAAGAATGATGAACAGCAAACTACTCTAGATGGTCGCCCTGTTGCCCAAATTTCATTTAAGGGTGCTAGGGAAGCAAGAGAGTTCATTAAAACGTATGAGAAGGTAGAAGGATTTGAGGTGCATGGATACGAAAGATTTGTGTACCAGTACATACGTCAACAGTTCCCTGGTGAAGTTGATTATGATACTAACAAGATGAAAATTTATGCACTGGACATTGAAGTCCAGTGTGAGAATGGTTTCCCTGATACAGAAGCGTGTGCCGAGGAGATGCTGTCGATTACTATCAAGGATATGATCACTAAGCAATACTATTGCTGGTGTACAAGAGAATTTGTGCCACCTCCTGGTGTTGATATGAAGGTGTTCTGGACAGAGAAAGAGATGCTCAACTCATTTATTAAATGGTGGGCAGACAATACACCCGATATTCTTACAGGATGGAATGTAAATCTATACGATGTTCCCTATATTGCCCGTCGATTGAATCGGGTGCTTGGCGAGAAATGGATGAAGAGTCTATCACCCTGGAACCGTGCAAATGAGAGAGAAGTATATGTTATGGGACGTAAGAATATTGCTTACGATATCTCTGGTGTCAATATTCTTGACTATCTTGATCTTTATCGTAAGTTTACATACTCAAGTCAAGAATCTTACAGACTTGACCACATTGCTTTTGTGGAACTCGGACAAAGAAAAATTGATCACTCTGAATATGAGAACTTCAAGGACTTCTATACCAGCGATTGGCAGAAGTTTATGGAGTACAACATCCAAGACGTTGAGTTGATTGACCGATTGGAAGATAAGATGAAGTTGTTGGAACTTGCCATCACTATGGCATATGATGCCAAGGTAAACTTTGAAGATGTCTATAGTCAGGTCCGTATGTGGGACACGATGATCTATAACTATCTTAGTGATCGTAACATAGTTGTCCCACCTAGAAGGGGTGAAAGAAAAGATGAAAAGTATGCAGGAGCCTATGTCAAGGAACCGATTCCAGGAAAGTATGATTGGGTTGTGTCTTTTGACCTTAACTCTCTCTATCCTCACCTTATCATGCAGTACAATATCTCGCCAGAGACCCTCTTGGAAGAGAGACATCCAACAGCAACAGTTGATAAAATACTTCAACAGACGCTAGATATTGATGGGGAGTATTGTGTGTGTGCTAACGGTGCCCAATACCGTAAGGACATCCATGGGTTCTTACCTGAAATGATGCAAGTTATCTACGATGAACGAACGATTTACAAGAAGAGGATGCTTGCCGCAAAGCAAGATCTTGAACATGCCAAAACACCTGCAGAGACCTCATCACTTCAAAAGGATGTGTCCAAGTTCAACAACATCCAAATGGCAAGAAAGATCCAACTTAACAGCGCCTATGGTGCCATCGGTAACCAATACTTCCGATACTACAATCTGGCAAATGCTGAGGCGATTACCCTCTCGGGTCAAGTCTCGATTAGATGGATTGAGGAGAAAGTAAATTCTTATCTAAACAAACTACTTAAAACTGAGGACCATGATTATGTTATTGCTTCCGATACTGACAGCATCTATATCTGTCTTGATCTACTCGTTCGCTCTGTATTTGATGTACAGGAGGTTTCAAAAGAGAAGATCGTTAATTTTCTCGATGCAGCCTGTAAGGATCGAATCGAACCATTCATTGAAAAATCGTATCAAGAACTAGCAACTTATGTTGGTGCTTATGACCAGAAGATGGTCATGAAGAGAGAGAACATTGCGAACAAAGGTATCTGGACTGCTAAAAAAAGGTACATCTTAAATGTATGGGATAGTGAAGGTGTTCGTTATGAAAAACCTAAACTAAAGATTATGGGTATCGAAGCAGTAAAATCTTCTACTCCTGCAGCATGTCGGCAATCTATTAGGGATTGTCTAGTTGTAATCATGAATGGGGATGAGCAGGAAACTCAAAAATTTATTGCTGACTTCAGAGACAAGTTTTCTAAATTGCCTATAGAAGATATATCATTTCCTCGTGGTTGTGGTACACTAAATAAGTGGTCTAATCCAAATACAATTTATAGTAAGGGCACACCGATACACATCCGAGGTGCATTGCTATACAATTATTTTAATAAGAAACATAAACTTACACATAAGTACCCTCTCATTCAAGAGGGGGAGAAAATCAAGTTTGTTTATCTTAAATCCCCCAATCAAATTGGCGAGAATATTATCAGTTATCTGAATACATTCCCCAAAGATCTTGCAGTGGGACTTGACAAACGTGTAGACTATGAACTACAATTCGACAAGTCGTTTCTGGAACCTATTAAAGTGGTACTCGATAAAATTGGATGGAAGGCAGAAAAAACACCAACGCTGGAGTTCCTATTCGGATGAAAAAACGATTTATTGTTACATACCAAAATGCCTTTGGATTCTCTAGACGAGAGGAAAAGGTATTTCATAATCTGATAGAAGCACAATGGTTTGAACGTGCCATGAAACGTTCTAATTTTATTACATCCCTTTTGGAGGTTAAAGAGTGAATTTTTTACAAGATATTGTAAAGGAGATTGGTAATGAGTATGCAGGACTTGTCAGCGATGGTGTCGCAGCAGGAGACCTTGGCGGTTTCATTGACACTGGTAGTTACATTTTCAATGCTTTGGTTAGTGGTTCAATCTATGGAGGTGTTCCATCAAATAAGATCACCGCTATCGCTGGCGAGTCTTCTACTGGTAAGACTTTCTTTTGTCTTGGTATTGTCCAACATTTCCTTGACAGTAATCCCGATGCTGGAGTAATTTACTTTGAGTCTGAGTCTGCTATTTCTAAGCAGATGATTGTTGATCGTGGCATTGCTGCTGATCGTATGATTGTTGTTCCCGTATCTACAATCGAAGAATTTCGTACACAGTCTTGCAAAATTCTAGACAAGTATCTTGCACTGAAAGAGGAAGATCGTAAACCTATGATGTTCGTCCTGGACTCTTTGGGTATGCTTTCTAGTATAAAGGAAGTGACCGATGTTGCTAACGATAAGCAGGTTCGGGATATGTCCAAGACACAACTTATTAAGGGTGCCTTCAGGGTGCTCACACTCAAACTAGGCAAGGCAAACGTGCCTATGCTGGTCACTAACCATACCTATGATGTGATTGGGTCTTATGTTCCTATGAAAGAAATGGGTGGTGGTAGTGGTCTGAAGTATGCATCTTCTACTATCATCTATCTGTCTAAGAAGAAAGAGAAGGATGGCACTGAGGTTGTTGGTAACATCATCAAATGCAAAGCACAGAAGTCACGTTTGACTAAAGAGAATAGTCAGATTGAAACTCGTTTGTATTATGATCGTGGTCTTGACAGATACTATGGACTGCTTGAACTTGGTGAGAAGTATGGAATGTGGAAGAATGT